TTTTTCTCAAGAGTCAAATCATCAACTTATCACTGATGAATTGCTCAAACTCCCTCCTCTTCACCAGTTTTTTCGTGCCAACAAATAGGACGAACGGGCATTCAGGTTTCTTCAACATACTGTCGATCTTGTTGATCCCTATGTTGCTGTACTCTGATGCTTCGCGGATCGTCAATGCTAACTTGAGATTGATTGGCACCTTCTCTTCATGATCCATTACATTCCTCCTATGTAGCAGCAGAGCTGCCGTCGTCTAAGACAGCGGCCCTGCTTTTGCGATAGTGCTTCATCAACGGCCCGTAGAGCCCATACCGCCGTCCCTGATGGCCTTTGCGTCGTCGTCGTATGTAATCCCATACGGGATGAAGATCGCCTGCATAAAGCCATCTCCGGCGTTTACACACAGGGTTTTGTTCTCCCGTGTGTCGTTGGTGATCTTGATGAAGATGTGACCCTCATTCGAGGAGCCGTAGTAATCTTCGTCGATCACACCCACCGTGTTGTCAAGTTGGATGCGGTACTTGAACCCCATGCCGCTGCGCGGGAGTGCGGCGAGCCACCACCCGGAATCGATCTTCACACGGATGCCCGTCGGCACCTTGATCGTACAGCCCGGCGCCAAGTCAAACCTGATTGGTGACTTGAAGTCGTATCCAGCCGACCCTGACGTTGCCCTCGTCGGCAGCTCAATGCCGTCGTACAAATCACGGATAACATTGTCATCCATGTTGAAGCAGTCTTTGATGGCGGCATAGAACTGCTCATAGCTTACCTTTTCAAACTTACCTACTCGCTCCATTGTCTTCCTCCATGTATTCTATGTGTGCCGCGCTAAGGCGAAACACTGTATCGTGAGGGAGTTGCTTCACATACAGTATGCGATGGAACCTGTGCCCTCTGATATTGTTGATGGACGCGCTTATGAACTTGATATAGCTCCCGTTATTGAACGTGATGAACTGGTCATTCGACCTGTTGATATGCCCGTCAACAGCGGAGAGCATTTCGATATCTTCTTTGATCAGGTCGTATGCTTCTGTGCAGGCACACTTCGCGTCCGCGATAGTTCGTGTGACTATACCCACATGGTATCCTGGTTTGTTCACACACGTCCTGATTGCCTTGAGCAAATCAAGGAAGCTGTATTCCGCTATCATTTATCCATCATCTTCTTGATGACATGGTAGATGACATTGCCAAGGAGCGCGCCGGCTGCAGCAGCCAGGAGCGTTTCCAATGGAGATAGCCCGATGATGCCATCCAGCTCAAGCCCAGTTTCGATCTCACACCCATCGTCACGGTCAAAATCGGGTGTGTCTGATACCGTTTCACGGATAGTTTTACCAACCATCTTCCCGGTATCATAGTCATAATTGTACGTGATGTTAGTTGTTCTGACCTTTGTATCCATAGCTTCTCCTTTACTTAATCCCATAGCTCCCGCATGGGCATTTTACTCTTCTCAGGATGTCGCTCGCGAGAGCGTCATAACCTTCTTTGCAGCCATCGTATTGCGCGCAAACAATACCATGGTCATCCAGGAACGCGCGCATGACGCTGGACAGTTCGTCACTCTCGGCTTCAGTCTGGAACCGACCAGACGGGTTGTAGGGCTTTACCCTGTTGATGAAAACATTCATGGAGTCGTAGGAGTTGAACACCTTCATGATTAGCGCGTCGAACTCCTTGCCAAGAACTTCATCATTTGCGTAGAAACTTGACAGCAGAATTGGGGAGTCGGTGATGACCACATCTACCTTGCCTTGGACACGGCTTATGCGGAAATACTGCTTACCGAAGATATATGCTTGGTTTTGGAATACGGCCTTACTTTCCTCCCACACTTTGTCCTTCGCGAACTCAGTCACCAGTTCTGCGTTGATGCCAGCCATTTTGAGTTTGGAAAATATGTAGGCCGCGCCGGTTGATTTGCCGGCACCGGGAGCGCCAAAAAGATTTACAACAAGCATTTGTCTGCCCTCTTTCTTCATTTCGTTTTCACATACAGCCCACAGTGGCATGTGCCACTTTCCATCTCACGGAACTCTCTGCACATGCACTTGGTGTCATCTGTTCTCACCAAAGAGCATGGGCAGTATCCTCCGTTTCCCTTGAGCTGTTTACGAATCTCCTCCACAAGTTTGCTATCTGTGTTAACTCTGATACTCATGGTAATCCTCACTCTTTCCCGTAATTTTCTCCTTCAGCCGCAGCCTTCTCCATCTCGTTGCGAAGTTTGTCACGGTAATACTGATGGATGCCCATTTCTCCGTATCTCTCTGCTTCGATATCAACCCACGATTTTGCTGTCAGATGTATGATTCCCTTTTTCTCCACGTTGTCCATGTAGGAAGACGCGATGATATACGGGTAGTACGGTACGCAATCCGCACGGCAATGGAGCTCAAGCGGTTCGCGGCTGTCGCCTACATACACCTTGCTGTTTAAGATACAGTCAAGACCGAAGATATCAATTTCATCGAAGAAGTCACACTTACCTGAGAACCCGCTCATGATTTTCACCCCTTATATTCGTTACGAAATTCGCTCTGCGTACTGGTTGTCACTGGCGAGAGTTACCCCCAGTATCTCGTCATATCTGCTTTGCCTGTTTGGGATGTAACGACCAAACTTGATGATGATATTCTTGAACCCTTTGAGAACATCGAGCGCGTCTTTGATCTCGTCAGGGTAGTATCCGGTGTAAATCACCACGTCGTCGTCACACATGAACTCTGTGCGCAGCAGATATATGAAATGCTGAAGTTCCTCGAATTGCTCGAAAGGTTCCAGCCCTCCAAATATGACTGCGTGTGTTACCGGGTTGTTGATGTACCGTCTGCACAGGTCATGGTCGTCTAAAAAGACGGGGGCGCGTGAGCGCCACCCGTCATTTTGACATACCGACAGAGGAATACCGGCTTCGATACAGCACTTCCCTCCGCATGAGATTGTGCCGATAAACATAGCCGGGGTGTGGTAATCATCAAACCTTTCATCGATGACTGTCTTCACCCTCATTAGAGCTGCACCCTATCTGAGAACTCAGCCTTCTTCCCGCGATTGAAGTTGTCCACATCGCGGAGATAGCCTGTGATACGCTGGTACTTTCTGAGCCGCTTCTTGCAGTACGGGCATTTGTCAACCCTCTCCGCAATATAGCCGTGGTCGTCGCAGTACCGTGAGATGGGGGACAGACTCATGTACGGAACCTTGTAGTTCTCGCACATCGCCTTCACGATAGCCTTCGCCTGTTCACCGCTGATTGCACCGTTCTCCCAGATGTGGATGACAGTGCCGCCGGTGAACTGAGTCTGCAGTTCCTCCTGGTGCTTGAAGGTGCTGTCGATACCCTCAATCAGTTTGACGGGGATGTGACAGCTATTGGTGTAGTAGCAGTCGAGGCCGCTGCCCTGTGTGATGATGTCCGGGTAGAGCTTCCGGTCAGCCAACGCGAAACGGTAGCAGGTGGACTCTGCCGGCGTCGCTTCGTAGTTGTAGAGGTGACCGGTCTCCTCCTGGTATGCCAGCAGGCGGTTGCGAATGTGGTCGCCAACCTCAACACAGAACTGCTTGGCGTCAGGATCGAGGATGTTCTTGCCCATGAAGTTCTCACACATCTCGTTCATACCACATACACCGATGGTGGAGAAGTGGTTGTTGATGGTGCCAACATACTCCATGTACGCCGGGATCATATGCGTGTCGATGATCTCAGTCTGGAGCCACTGGCGCTTGATCTCAAGGCTGTCCCTTGCGATGTCAAGATACTTGTCCAGCTCCTTGAAGAACGACTCCTTGTCCCCTTTGTTCTCGTACCCGAGCCTGGGGAGATTCAAAGTCACGACACCGATTGACCCAGTGGAGTCGCCGGCGCCAAACAGGCCGCCGTTGCGGTGGCGCAGCTCAGACAGGTCAAGCCGCAGACGGCAGCACATAGAGCGCACGTCAGAGATATCCAGGTCGCTGTTGATGAAGTTCGCAAAGTATGGGGTGCCGTACTTGCCGGCCATCTCCCACAGCATTTCGTTGTTTGGGTTGTCCCAGTCGAAGCGCTCGTGGATGTTGTATGTCGGGATGGGGTAGGCGAACAGCTTCCCATCCGCGTCACCGTTCAGCATGATCTCGAAGAAGACACGGTTGAGCAGATCCATCTCCTGCTGACATGACCCATACGTGAAGCTCTGGAGCTTTCCGCCCACGATGACATACTCGTCAAGCATGTCCCTTGGCGGGGTCAGGTCAAATGTGATATTAGAAAACGCCGGCTCTGCGCCGGCGCGGCTGTTGGAGTTGATACTGAAAATGAAGTTCTGCATGGACTGCTTCACTTCGTCGTATCCGATCTTGTCCGCCTTGATAAACGGGGCGAGCAGAGTATCGAACCCGTTCAGTGCAACGGCACCCATGATTTCGTTCTGGAAGATGGTCACCAGATTTGCAATCTGATTGAGTACGGAGTCGAAGTGCTTCGCCGGCGCTGAGGTCGGTACGCTCGGGATGTGCCGCACACCCTTGAGCAGGATATCCTTGAGGGAGTAACCCACACAATAGAGCGTCAGGCCGCCCAGGTCGTGAATGTGGATATGCCCATCGACATATGCCTGCGCGATGTATTCGGGGTACACCTCACGGAGCCAGTAGTCCTTACTGACCTCGGAGCCGATGTACTTGTTCATCGCGCCGAAGCTGTATGGTGCGTTGGAGTTTTCCTTAACTCTCCAGTCCTTCTTCTCCAGATAGGACTCAACAATATTCTTGCTACTTTTCATCTGATGCCTCCTTATATGTATTTGCCCAGTTGATTGCTGCGCCGCAATCATAAAGCTGCCCGTCCACAGACAGCACCGGGACTTTTGTGATTCCAAGAGAGAGCATCTTTTCAACGGAGGTCTCCTCCGTGTATTGGATCTTCTTCTCGTCCAGCAATGCTTTGAGCGCCCTACAGTTTGGACACCCAGTGGTATACATCGTGACCACCTTGTATCACCTACCTCTCGTTCGCGATCTTGCAGACCTCGATATATGCTTCATCCCAGTTCATGACCCTGACAGAGCCAAGCACAGATGCGTCTATACCGCGATTGTGTATCGCGTCCATCAGGATCTTCCTGTATGAGCCACCGTAATGGTTGTGAACGCCATCGTCAATCAGCACGTCGCCATTGATAAGCTGCTTACGACTGGTGACGATCACATCGTCCCACGTCAGGAAAGGGAAGTATTTGAACAATACCTTCTCCGCCTTTGCTCTGATGGTGACATAGGTAGAGGCGGTCACAATCAGAACATCGTGACCGTCCTCAATCATCTTCTGCAAAGCCTCCGCTGCACCGTCGATAGGCTTTACCCAGTCCCAGAAGTCATCTTCGAGCAGAGGCGCGTAGACTTGCTCCCTGGTAAGCGTTGGGAATGCCTTGGACACATCCCACTGATTCACGGATTCGTACGGGACGTTGGTTCCGTACTTCCAATTCAGGTATTGACACCATGCGAGGGACAGACCCTCTATCGTGTCGTCCATATCAACAAGCACAGTCAGCTTCCGCATAGCTTACACCTTATTGCTCTCTTTATGAGCCGTCATATAGTCATCAATCGTCATCTGGTTCGGATCGACATACGGCTCGTCCTGCCCTTCCTGGTGTGGCTTGCTGAGATAGTGCGGCATATCGTCAAACTGTGTCTGACCAAGTTCTTCGTGGTGGATGATCGCAAGGATGTTCCATGCGGCTGCAGACAGGTGGTCTTCGTCATCCATGCCCATAATGAACTTGTCAATATGCCGCTTCGCGGAGTCTATGTATCGGGAGAACGGCATACCTTTCTCCCAGTTGCGGTCTGCGTACTTCCGGCTGCCAGCCTCATACCACATGGCAAGGCGCCTCATACCGAATGGCGTAATCAGGTCATACCGACCTTTCCCGGTAGACGGCTCACGAATCGCCATGCCTTCGCCGTATGTCATACGCTCTCCGCCATCATTGATCTTCTCATCCGTATAGCTCATTTTGTTTCACCCTTTCTCGGCATCAGGCCGCATGTCTTCCTCTCCTTGCAGAAGCCAACGTACTTACACTTCGGCATGAAGTAGTTGTCCACAACGTATGCCCACTCTGGCGAGTATGCGTGGAGTGCATCACGCACATCACCAAAGAGTCCCCTGAACTCATGGTACGCCCGTGAACACAGCCTCTGGTGTGACATATCAATCAGATTGCGGAGGTTGTGCTTGCATACGATCTTTGTGGTCATACCAAGCGGGAGACCAAGAGCGGAGTCCTCACGGGGTACACCGGCCTCCTCCAGATCTTTCAGACCGTACGCAATATCAGCCATGAGTCCAGCGTAGATATCGCTTGCCACGGGGTTGTTCTGGATACTCGGTGGTGTCACGAAGTCAAACCCATGCTCGTAGTCGATATAGCGTGTGCTTGCCTGCAGCCTGGTTGGAGCTCCGCCGACGTGCGTATACCACTCGCGGATAACTCTTGCGGAGTATCCGTCAAGGATCATATACACGTCAGGGAACTCAAACGTTCTGCCATGCTCGCTTTCGAGGCAATCAAGGCCGCGCTTGTAGTTTTTCTCCTGGTTGGTGATATCTGCACCCCAGCAGACACCTGCTTCCTCACCAATCATTGAGATCGGAGAGTGATATGTAAATCGCTGAATTGTTACTGTTCCCATTCAATTCCTCAACTTTCATATGGTGAGGGGAGACTATAATCCCATATGGAGTAGTTCCCCTTGTAGGCATTACGGAAATGGTTGTGAGATCCATCTCCATGGAAATAGGTATAGTCTTTTGGCAGCACTCTGCCGACTGACACCTCTCCGTTTCTCTCTGCATTCCACCTTGAAAGTACATCCAGAGCGAGATCATATAGATCGTCTCTGACCGGGGTATCACTGACGTACGCAAACTGGTTAGGTGCAGTCATGACATAGGTGATCGTGTCACCATCAAATTCATCACTGTCCACGCGATTGCAGACGCACCATGCAACACATGCTTTCTCCGTGTCGCTTGGAATACCGCCGCACTCGCGATACAGCAGCTTCGCCATCATGACGACTTCTTCCTCGGTGTAGTACATGATTTCCGTTTCTTCCTCGATGCCAGCACTGGCTACATCGTTTTCTTTTATTTCATACGTTGGCCTTGCTTCTTCCACCGGACGTGCCGTATGCCTGAACATCGTTGGTGCTGCAGAGGTAGCCGGCACAGCCGATGCTGTATCGCGTACCATATTGCATCCAGCGCTGATCATAACGGACGCAGTCCATATAGCAGTGATCAACAGCAACGTAATAAAAATCAAAGAGCGTTTCATAGAGTACCTCCAATTACTACGGCAGCGAAAAAGACGACGCCGAAGCGCCGCCCATTCGCTGTATCGTAGTCTACTTGATGTTATGAGCAGCCTTACTCCCCAGCGTTCAGGATATCCATAAAGCTGTTCTCGTCGATCTCGTCCGGTTCCTCATCTGGTTTCTTTGCGTCATATGTATCAATCTTGAACGACACGCTTCTTGCTGATTGCCACTGTCGCGGTGTATATCCTGCGGTGGTTGAGCTTATATATGGGCTCTGTACCCACCACGCATCGTAACCAGAATCGTATATTCCATCGAACATCGGAGGACCTGGGACGAGGTAGAACTTGTCCTGCTCTACGCCTTCAGATAAGACGATTGGTATACCGTTGTATCGTGCGATAGACCCATCTCCGACCATGCCGCCTTCCGCGAGGTCGCTTGTGTTTGATACCATAGCCTGTGCTGTATTAGGGTGCATAACGATGCTATTCAGGGAGCGACCTGATTGCGCGGTCATGATATCTATCATCCGGTTTAGTTCTTGTTCAAAGTCCATTCTTCTTGACCCTCTATTGGTGAGATCCGACAGCTTGGGAGAATGTGCTCTTTCATCAGCTTATCAAAGCATTCACAGCACAGGTCGAGGTTGATTACCTCGCCGTCGAACTCGCTTCCATATCCAACATGATGGTGAAACCCAAATTTCTCTTGTGTATCCCACATGTCGAAATCCTTCCCGCACATATTACATACCAGCTTTGTCATCCCATCTCATCCCTTTCTTCCATAGTGTTTCTTACGCAACTACCGACATACGCCACTCTTCCATACTGTGGCATATCTCTGGACGGGCGTACTCAGGCAGGTTGACTGCTGTGATCAAACCGGCAAGATCTGGGCATACTGCGTTCCCGCACTTCTCCATCTGCTCGGCGTTGGTCATCTTCCTGCCCTCGTAGTCTTCCGCGAACATGTAGTCAGGAGCGAAGCCCATAGCGCGGTACGCTTCTTTCGACTTCAGCATCCGCAGGCCGATATCGGTCAGGAAGTACCAGTCCCCGTCAATCATTCTCAGAAGGACTTCGTCATCCTTCAGGTCGTAACCAGCCCACTTATTCAGCATGGCCCGTATCTCAGGCCAACGTCCCATATTCACGCCGTCCCGATACTTTGCCACCATCGTATGTATCACAGCAAACTCACCGGCGGATGCCGTCACAGTCTGCAAAGGCTGAGACAGGTGCTGCCCTATGTTGTCGCCCTTGAACTTACACACATGGGCGAGAACGAGACCTTCTCTATCCCGAGCCGTCACAGTATGAAGCGGTTCACGGATATCCTGTCCATGGTCGTCGTTTCCATAATACTTGGTCAGGATAGGAACCACGACGCCATAGCGATTAGATGCATCCAGGGTCATGATAGGCTCGTTGACACCCTGACCACGGACTTTCTCAGACCGCTCTGTATGATACTGAGCAAGGTATGGTGTCTTCACTCCATTGGACGAGCGCACAACATATATGTCGTTGGACTTCAGGATGAACTTGTCCAGCCCTCTGGTGATACGCCTCATGGTATTATCCCTGAGAGGACGTACAGCACGTATGGAATACTTCTCCATAATCTCCTGCTTCGTATCAAAGATACTTGGCGCCGGAATGTCGTAGTCAAGGATGTCGGCAACCTGTCGCCACGGTTCAAGCTCCCCGCGCAGAACGGCTTCACTGTCACGCTTCGCGTGTGTCTGCTTCGGCCAGACGATAGGTTTTCCATCACAGCGGAACACGCCAAAGAATCTTGTGCGTGTGGTATACACACCGTAGTCTGCCGCACATAGCTCACGCCACTCCATCTTGTACCCAAGACCATGAATCAGCTTCTGAGCTTCATCTCCCCTTGGGTCGATGTGGAGAAACTCACAGCACTCATATAGCGCCGGATGGTCTGGCTCGATACCGGTAGTCAGGATTTTCACAAACCCGTCAAAGGTTTCTCCAGCCCTTGACTGGTCAGGGTACTGTTTGCCGTCACGTTCAATGAGCGGTCCCCATGTCCTGATTTCCGGTACGTTCTCCATAGCCATGACCCTCGGCCTTACGCTGAGCGCCCATTTCACAAGCACCCATGACAGGCCACGGATCTCTTTCTTCACAGGGGTTCCGCCACGGGCACGGGAGAAGTGAGTACAGTCTGGTGAGAACCACGCGAACCCCATAGGGTAGCCGCCGCAGAACTCCTTCGGGTCAACGGCGAACACATCCTCTTTGTAGTGTTCCGTGAACGGGTGGTTGGTCTTGTGCATCCTGATGGCGGCGAGGTCGTGGTTGACCGCGCCTACCACAGGGATAGTCGTGTACCGGACGATGCCGTCCGTGCTTCCTCCGCCTCCGCAGAAGAACACACCGGCTACCTCGTCCGTCTTAATCTTTGCTCCGTATATGGTTGCCACCTCCGGTTATCTTATTGTGACACGCAGCTCTACTGTCCTGCCATCTTTCAGCGTCCACTCATACCCGCTTGACGTTGCCTTTGAACAACTGATTCCTCCGAGAAGTTCCTGCACCATGTAATCTCTCACAGCGCACAATGCTTCGTCGGTACACTCAGTCTTGTTCTGCCACAAACCCTTATTCTTGCTGTTCAGTGTTCCGGCATAGATGGCAAACGCCCCGCATCCGACATGATATTCTGTCACTTAAATCACCGATCCCTTTCGTGAACCATCACATGTTTTCGAGGCTTTCAATGAAGGCTTGCATAAATAAAGTCCTTTGCTTTGCGCGCTCCACTTCTGCCTCACATCTTTCTTTCGCGCGCTTAACATCATCTTCAGAAAGTTTTATCAGTTCATCCATATACTTTTGGACAGCCTCATCACTTTCATCCAGCTCGCTTGCGATATCATTACGGTATGTGTCAAACATCAATGGAGTATATACACACATATCTATTTGGCTCAGAGCGAACTCCTTGATCCCGTTATGTTCTTCAGATGGAGGAACCCACGCCTCGACCTGGCGGCGGACATTCTCATATTTCTTGTTAATCTCTTCCATCATTTTGAGCTGCCGTTTTGCGCGCTCTACTCTGCTGGTATGTCCCGCCCGCATATGATCCCTTGCTTCTGTGAATGACATGTTCTTAACAACCTGAAGTTCTTTAACCGAGTCCTCATATCTTTTCTGGTAATAAGGGTCAGGTTCAAAATGAGTTGGTGTCGGAACAGACAGCGGTTCATCACGAACGTCGATTGCCACTCCAAACGCCCGCGAACAAAGCATTAGAAAATCTTTCCCGGTAGTGATATCTCCATCCTCGATATAAGCTGTGTATCCAGTTGGCATATTCTCACCTCGCACTTCCGATTTTTGAATCCTCGCCAACGAGTTTTTCATATATGTGTATAGCGTCTGTACCTTGTATAGCGTTAACCATGCGAATGTTGTTTTTGCTGTCCCTCCTGCTGACGACGAGAACTGCAATATCTTTGTCAGAGTTGTCAAACCCGACCAACAATAAATCCGAGCTATCCATGTTTTTACCAGCTTTCATCTGAATAGAGTAGAGTTTTATACACGCATTCAGGCTACACCTGCACGCTGGTTGCCATGCGTCCATCTGTCACAAAGACCATAGTCATACGGTTTGCCTGTTCGCTTTCCTCGTACTCCGCATCGTCCATGATGATGTCTTCACTGACAATGCTCTGTACGAGTTCCTTGATACTGTCATGAAACTCATTCGCGAGGATCGTCGCGAACAGGTCTAACCGTTCATAGTCTGATTTGCTCTCCAGCGTCATCATGACAGTCTCGCCTTGCTCGAAGTCCCTGTAGTAGGTATTCTGAAAACGAAGGTACGTGTATAGATCGATCTCCGCTTTTCCGAGGCTCACCCATCTTCTTGTGCCGCTCTCTCTGTAGCGAATTGTGAGTGTTGGAAACAGGTTGGACTTTGATGATATCCATCCGCCGTGCCGCACCGCCTTTACCTTATACTCAATTAAGTACCGCACAGCTCACACCATCCCTAAATGCTTTCAGGCCGCTGATGGCCTTCTCCTGTTTCGCAATACGGCTGTATAGAGAGGCGATGGTACGCTCTACCTCACGCCCGTCCTCGGAGTAGTAGTACCCATGCCGGCACGAACAGATCGGTTCTCCCGCAGACCTTGCTACGTTAATCATGGCGCGCACATCAATCCCACTGACACACATAGCGTCTGCAATCTGCGCGCCTGTGATGGGATTGTGCGGCCCATTGCTATGGGCTTTTATGTATTCAGTGATAGGCTCCATACGGTTACCTCCAGGCTAAAATAAAAGATGCTCATAATCGAGCATCCTGAAGTAGATCTTGTCTCGTTCCCACCGCTTGCAGATGATGATGTCGCCCTCGCGAATCGGGTCTTGGTCGAACCTCTTCTTGAACACTGTCATCCTGCTTTCCTTGCCGCTTCCTATGGACTGTGTCAGGACACTGTATCCAAACACCTCATTGTCCTTCTTGCGGCGGACTGGGTATACATTGGTGATGAAGAGTTTGTTGCGGTCACATTCCTCACCAGACACATAGCCTGCATATCCCATAATGTCCCGGAAGTTCTTGGCCTTCATGAACACAGATAGGTCATTGACATGCGACCCCTTGATGAAGTGTTCAATGTCCTGCAGAAGCTCGTCCATATCTATGATCGTGTAGCTCTTGGCATCTTCACCACTCTTGGTCTTACCATTCACACACTTTTTGACGATGCGCTCCAGCCATGTCCCGTCAACGTTCTCCTTGCGAATCTTCTTCGCCTCACCCTTTTTGAAGAGTTCAAACATCTCAATAATCTTGAATAGCTCACGCTGGTTACCGAACATCGAGAAGTAGTCGATCTTAATCAGTATGTCGAGCTGCCTGGAATCAATGGATGTTTTGGTGTTGATGTCGCGGAGCAGGTCAATGAAGTAGTCGTAGTGGTTGGACTTTGACAGCGCATACAGCTCGTCCGCCCCTGCCATACTCATATACTTGACGCTGCTGACACCTTTTGCGATGACGTTCTTTTCTTTGTCAAAGAAGTATTCTCCCTTTGACACGCCGAACTTTGGCTGGATAATCTTGATGCCGCGCTGACGAGCCAGCATTGTTCCGTTCTGGATATCATCTTCGTTGGCGGCGTTGTTCAGGAACGATGTGATAAATTCGATGGGGTTGTAGTACCGATAGTAGGCACACAGGTACCCAAGCAAGCAGTACGCAACCGAGTGGTTATCGCGTTGACCCGCTGTTTCCAGCGGCGCAGACTATATCTTCGGCCGTGGCCGTTCTTGCACTTCCAGCGGAAACTCATCCTCCGCCGTACTCCCTCGCGGGATAGTCGTTACACCTTCCGATATGGCTCCCACGCAAAACCTCCAGCCGAGTATGTGCGCAGGCTGATACATTGCAGTATCGCTCTTGCGCTTATACCGGTCTCACGCTCCGCTTCTGTGGCGGAACTATATACCTCAATGATGTCGCCGTCTTCTGTCATCTGAATGACTGGCGTACCTTTTGGTTTGCGCAGGTTATTGTATAAGGCGTGCAGGTTATTGTAGCTGTATGTAGTCCATTCCAGATTGCTGACATCGTTGTTTGTCTTATCCCCGTCAATATGATTGACCATCGGATACCCATATGGGTTTGGAATGAACGCGGTGGCGACCAGGATATGTACCAGTGCCACATTAGATGTTCCGTCCCGGCGAAGGTTGACGACCATATAGCCGTTACCATCCTTACCCTTGGTACGGGTCAGCTTCATCTCTCGTCCACGTAGGCGCCTTGGGTTTCCTTTCCTATCTATAACCGTGCGGTCTACACTTCTGACGTGGCCTGAGTCGCTGACTTCATAATACCCTTCATAACCTTGTATCGCTCTCCAGAGCATAAACACACCTCTCTGATCGGCTTGGCACGGTATCGCCTGCTATCCGTCGCCGGACCGTAGGTTCTCTTAGTCAGATGCTTCGTCCTTGGTGATGGCGCATATCTCCCTGTAGGGCTTCATGCGCCGGTCTTATTCATCTGATACCGTTAGCGCCGCTCTAAGCGGCACACCCCTGAGTTATAGGGTTCACAAGAAATGAGCTAATCACTAACCCAAACATGTATGCGGATGCGTCCTCAATGATCTTGAGGAACTGTTTGGCCTCCTCCTCCGCAACCTCTCGCGGATGTTCTGACTTATCGCAGTACCCGTTGAGGATGACCGGCATCCATTCGTCGAGGAGTTCCATCTTCTTCTTTGCGATACCGCGTCGAACAGAGTCCGCTTGGCTCCCGTTCAGGCCGCAGATACGCTGCAAGAATTGAATGATATCCTCCTGATAAACAAGGTATCCAAGGTTGTCTTTCAGAAGCTCGTCAATCAGTTCAGACGGATTGTGGTTCTGTACTCTGGCGAGGAGCTGCTCACGATAGGACGCTCCGGACGGTCTGATACAGGCTGTCACCAGAGACATGTCGAAGATGCTGTGTGTCTTGAACTTCTTCAGACTGTCGAACGCGAAGTTACCCTCCATCTGGAAGACACCGACAGGGCTTTTCAGCATGTCCTCCCACACGGCATCGTCGTTCCAGTCAATCTCATGTGTCTTCGGGTACGGCCTGTTAAAGTACGAACAGCAATCACGGATGACCTGTACGGTCTTGAGTACCAGGAAGTCATACTTGGCAAGCCCTGCCTCGTGTGCCTCGTCCATGTCAAGCATGAGGCAGTTCTCTCCGTCCTTTTCAAATATGCCATAGTTATCTACCAGTGTAACAGGGCTGATAACCATGCCGGCAGGGTGGACGGACTGCGAAACTTTTACCCCGAACATACCCTTGACGAACCGGAACAGCTCCGGGTACTTCTTTGTGGTCGGAAGCTCACACACCTCGTCGAGATGTTTCTTGTAGAGTTCGTCCTCAATCACGTCGTACTTGTCCAGAAGAACCTGCACGTCTGCGGTGAACTCCTTCTTGATGTCACTGATGCGATCCAAAGACCACGGGTTGTCCTTTGACTCACCGTGTTTCTTCACCCACTCAAACGACAGGTGACGCCCAACGTCATCTATGACGCCACGGCCTTTGATTGTACCGTATGATGCGACACGAGCTGTCTTGTCCGCCCCAAACCTGTTCGTGATGTACTCGAAGATTGCAGGGCGGTCAGCCTTCACAACGTCGATGTCGATGTCTCCGATCTCCACACGATCCTCGTTACAGAATCGAGAGAACACGGTGTGCCATGTCTCGGGGTTGAGGTCGATGATGTCTGTCACATATGCGACCCGTGAACCTCCGACAGAACCACGGGCTGTGCCTATGGCCATGCCCTGTTCTTTGCACCAGCAAATGAGTTCTGACATGGAACCCATGAACCCCATCATGCCAATCTTATGGAAGACCGCCATCTCTTCGTCGATTGCGGTGCGGAATGCTTCTACCTGCTCAGGCGGAATCACACCGCTGGCTACCTTCTCATTGAACATCCTATCGACACGCTCAATGAATTTTTCCTCGTCAGCTTCCTTCGACCCATACAGGATAGGATACTTGATGGATGTATCCACCTCGAAGTTCTCAACCATATCGTCCAGGAGGTTTGTGTTCGCGATTGCTTCCAGGTACACATCTTCATCCAATGCGCCCTGCTTGGCGAACATATCCACCAGCTCATCGTAGGTCTTGAACGTGAGATCGAATGTGTCCTCGTCACCGTAGGTCTTGCGCTTCGCGCCGAGAAGGATCTGCCGGCACTCAGCTTTATACGGAGATGAGCTGTGAGTATCTGTGCCTGCAATCAGCGGTGTCCCGAGTTCCTTTGACAGGGCAAGCAGACGCCGGTTGAACGCATACTGCTCTGGATGGTCATGTGCCTGAACCTCAAAGAAGGTGTACTTCTTCGCCAGCTCCATGTACCGCGGATGCGTCACAGGCAGCTTGTTGAGTGGGGAGGCGAGACACGCACTGGTAGATATGATGTTGTCTGAGATACCGAGGAACTCGTCAAAGGTGATGCGGTTTGTGTAGTAGAAGTGAGCCTTGTCGCAGGACTTCCGAATCAGAAGGTTCAGCTCACGGATACCATCCATGTTTCTGGCAAGCAGAACTGTATGGTAGTTGTCACGAATGCGTTCATTGCCCTCTGTGAACAGGCGCTCCGTCAGATAGACCTCAACACCATAGATGAACTTGATGCCCATCTTGTCGCAGTAGAGCTTCTTTGAAAGCCAACCACGCGGCAGGCCATGCTCTGTTGACGCGATTGCTTTCTGACCATTCTGCACCGCGAGATCTACATACTCGCTGAACTTTGTGCAACTGTCGAGCAAACTGTAGTCTGAGTGCATATGGTAGGGTATGTATGTGCCTATCGCAACCGCCTCCT